ACATCTTCGGTGCCGGAGCCGGACAGAACGGCAGCATTATCCGTAAAGAACCTTGCGTACTGATTGCCAAGTTCCATAATAAAAGACTTTTCAGTGGAATATTCAAAGGGCAGAAGTCGTATCTTGGTATTACTCTTAGAACCTGCCACATACTTCGTACCAGGGCGCTTCTGGGCCGCTCCCTGCGGTAACGGAATCATGTTCTCCATCAGGGACAGGCCGGAATGGAATTTGGACAGGTCTTCACGGGCGTTGAGGAGTGGGGAAAGCTCACCGCCACCGAAGCTGTTAATCACCGTGTACGGTTTGTCCTGAGCAAAAAGGACACTACATAAACATAATATCGTCTTGAACTCAGGAATTTATTAGTTTTGATTGTTTCGCCCCCAGCCTCCTGCGCATCAATGGCTTTGGCTATATTCAAGTATCCCCAAGTCTTCGGGCCGCCGAATAAACTTGTTTGAAAATTAAGCAACATATTAGACGCTGCCGCTTGTAGTATCGGTGACGACAGTCTTATCGCAAGATTCATAACAAGGCACATTCTCATATAAGATGGATAGGTCAATACGTCCGTCACCTGATAGATGTACTCGACTTCCAGTATCTTCAGATTAGTTGTCTGTGAAGTCCAATAAGTTGCCTCAGTAGCGCCTGTTCCCGGTTCGTCATCAGTGTCTCCAGATGTATGAGCAACTATGCAAATGTAAGAAACGTCGTCATTAGTAACGTACTGGCCTACAAGGTAATCCGTTGCCGTTACCCAGTCACTTGGCACATTACCTTCATCGGTAACTATCGTACTGACTCTGCGCTTATACTTGGCAAGCGGGTCATTTTCTATAGTCAGCACTCTCAGGCAATCAGTAGGAATAGTAAAGGCATTGTCGTAATCTCCGGTAATGGGGTCTGTCGTCTGTATAGCATAGGCAACTTTATTCGCCCAGTTCCAGGGATGATTGACTAACATCTCGTCACGGCTGTCGTCAAAGAAGAGGGTGCAATGTTCATGGTTTACAGATGTACCGTTAAGGACTATCGCCTCTGAGCCAAGTAAGCCAAGTGACTGATTGGCTAATGCTATGTTTGCAGCATTTTCGGTCATTGACATAATATGCCTTTCTTAAAAAATAGGGCAGGCGGTTAGACCCACCCTATTAAATCTTAACTTACTTTACTGGGGAGTCACGACAACGCCAGGGACAAGAGGTACATAAGTCATATACCAAATAATAGTTCCGGCGCAGTCAGCATCCGTATTAGACTGCTCGATTGTGCCTATGGGACAGAATCAATTACCATAAGTAGAACCACCTGCGTTCTCTTGAGGATTGAAAACAGCCTGCCCATCGTCAAGGTCGAAACAATACAATGTTCCGATAGCATCGCCTTCATTCGCCACTGCCGTACTGAACAGAATATCATTAGTAGTGGTCTCGGCATCACACCAAATGTGCATATTACCGGCATCGCCATTGATTGCACCAGTTACCTGGCCGACAAAACTGGTAATCAGAATTGGGCCACCAGCTACGGTAAACAAATCCTCTGCGAAAGCAGTAGTCGTAGTACACTTAGCGGCATAGGTTTGTCCGGGGACAAGTCCGATGCGTTCAGCGCCGGAAGCAGTACCTTCGTTCTCGTTGTAGTGATTAACGCCTAAATGACAATCAGCCGCAACAATAGCCAAATCTGGCGTTGCTACATCACAGATGCACAAATTCCCTACAATAACGCCGGAAGTAGTAGCGACAAGTTCGATACCAGGCTCAGTATTCAAGCCTGCCGTATCTGTACCGTTGAACAGGATATTGTCTTTAATCAGGATGTGTTCGCACGCTGCGGTATCATTAACAATACAGGCCGTACTATAATCGCCATGCACCTCATTGCCTATAATCCGCGTATGGTCTGCATCGTGGTCAAGATAGATTGCCGATACAGCAGCACCAGCAGCCATGTAAAACTCGTTGTCGATGATATTGCCTTCATCGCTTGCGTCACCGACAATAATCGCGTTGTCAAATTCATCCGTGTCCTGAGTTTCTACATCAAACAGACAATTCTTTATAGTCCAGTTTATACAGGCAGCTTCAACGTCAATGGCCTTCGTTACTGTGGGTGTATTGGCGTGAAACCAAAGACCATCAAGAACTGTGCCATCGCCAGCCGCGCCAATAACAAACTCATCGGTCGAAGTATCATAGTCAAACTTCGCACGGAGTAATCCTTTGCCAACACTTCTGAAAGTGATACCCGCCTTATCTATATCAACTCCGTCAGCGCCAGCGCCAAGAGTTTCTGTATGTCCCGGAGCGAATAAAACGACATCGCCAGCTAAGGCCGTACATTCATCAATAGCATCGTTGGCAGTAGGGCAGGCGTTTGTCCAGCTTGAACCATCGTCCGTACCGGAAGCGCCGCTATCGACATAAAAGACGCCGCCTGTGCTATTCCCTTGAAGCGAAATCATATCTTCCTGATTAGCAAGGCCGGAGTCAAGGTCGGTATGGGCAAGGTCGAGTGAGGCTTTGATGTTATCATCCTGCTCAGTTCCGCCGACAGGCCCGGTAAAAGAGCCTAACCTTTCAGGGTAAGTGCCACCGATAGGAACGGCCAGCGCTTCCCTGTATTGCATAAATACAATCAAAGAAGCTGCCAACAGTATTAGCACCATAATCGGTGCGATTACTTTTCCAAATTTACTTTTCATAATAGTCTATTTCCTTTCTTCCCTTACGGGAGCATAAGGTCAATAATTATGGCCTCGGCGTTAGTGGAAGCATAAACGCAAACTCCCCACACTTGGTCAGTACCATCGTTGGCTACGAGTCCGACACAACCTGCAACATCGAGAGTTCCGGCCCTGCCACACGGCTCACCAACAACAACAGTATCAGTAGTATCCAGTATCATAGCTGCGTAGCCTCTGAACTGCGCCCAGTAATAAGAGCTAATAGGTACGGTACATCGTGGGACGCCTACGGCTCCCCCGCCGTTCGTTTGGGTAGTAGGGGCGACAATAACATCGAGGCACGGATTCTTGAAGAACGATAAATCATCTGTTGCGAGTATATCGTTCCTCAATAGCTCGGCAAGCTCAATCTGGATTACCGTATCGTCGGTTGTGAACTTGTTGTTGTTAATGAGGTACAGGTCGCCCATCGCATCGCCGCCGTCATTGACAAGTAACCAGCCGTCTTTGAGTTCCCCATCCGTAATCGTGTGACCGGTAGTGGCGAGAATATCAAAGACATTTTCACCTTCGGAAGCTCCGTAAGCGGTCTGGACTGTCGCCAACTGCTGTGCGTCTATTTTTGCCGCTACACCCATTAAGTGAGGCGACAATGCCGCCGCTCCGGCTTTGGCGTAACGGAATTTCCTGCCTGTACCGTCATCAAGCTCCAAAATAGTACCGAGTTGATACTTCTGAGTGGTTTCGGCAGTGTGCAAACTGTCGAATCTGCCGCCTGGCTTAATTACAATCTTGTTCCGCCGATAAGTGCAATCATAGTTAATCATTTCTTTTTCCTTTCATAGTTAATCTTTTAGTTTTTGGTTTTTACACACATTCGATTTTGAGTACCATGTCATCATTCCATCGCATTGCACCCATGTTCATGTGAATATAGACTTGCTGTGCGTAAGAGAGTTCTGGTAATTCGCTCAGCTTGATTGTGATGGAATCGGCCACGCCGAGAATTATCCCGTCTTTTGCCCATGCCCAGCATTCATAGACGTCAGTATCGCCAGTTTCAGCATCATTGTTCGTACCTTTGACAATCTTGTTCGATTGAATCCAGTTAATGCCCATCCACTCGCGCAAGTAACGTCCGGTCACTAATGGCTTTCGGTCATTGTAGTCTATGTTAGTGTACTGTTCCTGACCGAACAATTCAGTAGCCACCCGTGGGGGTATGGCGCAGAAAATCGGAATTTCTTCATCGACTTCGTTTTTAGCAAAGTATTCGATAATCAATTCCGCTTTTTCCGCAGTCATGCCGGTATCGGCAGCGGAACAGTTGGCCTCAGCAGTATCAAAAGCAATCGTCCGCCCACCAGATGTGTCGGTATAAATAGTATTCCCACCTACAGACGCCCAAGTTATCGTACTCGTATTGCTGCGCCTGCCGGAATTGACGGTTGCATCGAAAGCTGCGAGAATAATATCGTCAACCTTGCGGTTCCTTGCGCGTCTAAAGTCGGTAACGGTAGCGCCTGCCGGGTCGAGCTTGTGACTAAGGTCGTCATCCATATCGAACTGCCGTGCATCATGGAATGGGTCGCTTGATACCCATCGTCTCTGTGTGGATATGTCGTTTCGGGGAGTGTTGGGGTTTCGTCCTTCTTTGGCCTGCATCTCCGATTTGTCTATCATATCGAACGCCTTATCTTCAGCGCCCATGATAGACTCAATCATTACAGCCCGCTCAAAGAGAGACTGCTTCTGCTGAGTAACGTGATAGAAGTCATTTTTGAAGTCATCCACAAAATTAGTCGGGATGCCGTCAGTCATGTTAATAGACATTGCTATTCCTTTCTAAAAAAAAACTAACGTGTTTTAGTTATTTCAGAAAGGTTGGCTACGAGAGTGTAGGGCTTCCCTGCGTTACGTCGCTACACGGATAGATTACTATCATTTCGTGGGGCTTGAAGCATTACGTACTTCAAGGTTGGCCACTTGAAATCTATTGAGATACAAAATAGCACATCTTAAGTTCTCTATATCATCGTTCAACATGCCTATTGCAGTATTACAATTCCTGCACAATAAGCCTCTAACGGTATCTGTGCTATGGCAATGGTCAACAGCTAATGACCTTTTTAGTTCTGTTTGATGCTTGCCACAAACAGCACATTTCCCTTCTTGGTCAGAAAACATTGAATTGTAATCTTCTAATGTAATGCCGTAACGTTTCATAAGTTGCTGATTACGTGTTTTATTAATATATTGCTTTGATTTACGTGCCTTTTTATACCATTTCTGTTGTTGTTCTTTCCTGTTGTAAACCTGCTTACGTTTTTTGTACTTTTTTGTTTGGCGATACCTTTTCATATATTGATGTTGGAACTCGGCTTTTATTTTCTTATCTTTGTATGGCATAATTATTAACCTGCTTTTAATTTTCAATTGTTTCGTCTAATATACCCTTAAAATAGCAGGCCATCAAGCATAAAAAGTAATACGCAAATCCGCTTACGAAGCGGCTATTTCTTCATTTGTCTCTTCTGTTTTTGGTTCCTCTTTTTTCTCAATTATTTCGTCTGCAAGTACCACACCGCAAGTCCCGTCTCTGTAATTATATCTCACAGATACAACCTTGCTCATAGATTGTTTTTGCATCTCGACAAATTCCTTGACTCGTTTTTCGCCCGTGAATATATCCCCTTTTTTAGCCGGGTAGTACGGGAATGGATAAGTCTTGGTGCGTAAATATGTTTTGTTCTTGCCTTCCTTATCTACCGTGTAAATCGGCTGGTAGATGAACATTTTTATCAATTGTCCAGGTCTCATTGTTTTTCCTTTTAAAATTTATGTTATGCTGTTCTCTGTAAAGTCAACGCATTCCGTTGCTCCATCAACTTTTTGTGGTCAGGGTGTGAACGGTCATAATAGCCCGGTTTGCCCCTTAATTCGTTCATCTTCGCGTTGATAGCATCATTTGTGGGTATGGCCACGCCTGCACTACCCATTATGCCCGCAATTCTGGCCGGTGCCATATCCTCGGCTATCCTATCGAGCATCAGCGTCATGTGTGGGTTGTTCTCGGCCTTGAGCGAAGCCACAGCCTCTTCGCCGCCGTAATGCCTCATAATGGCATTAGCTCTTAATATCTTCTGCTCTTTGGCCCTGCCGAACCTCTTGTTCAGTTCTATATCAGCCTTATCGAAAGCCTGATGGTTAGCTTCTTCTGCTGCTGCGTCTGCATCGCCAAGCACTTTGGCTAAGTTAGCGAAGTGCCCGTCAGCCATAGCCTTGAACTGTGCCGGTGTGAGGTTGGCATCTTTTGCCATCTGATAATAAAGTTTCATTTCATCATCGTTAGTTAGTCCTTCGAGTCCTTCAGGCATATCGTACCCGTAACCGGTTGAATCATCCGGTACGCCGCGTCTTTTGTGGAACTCTGCACTATCGGCCTCGAATGTCGCCGAG